CCCGCTCCAGCCCCTGTTGAGAAGCCGGCCACCCCCGCGGCCCTGGAAGCCGCTCCAGCGCCCACCCCCGCGGCCCTGGAAGCCGCTCCAGCGCCCACCCCCGCAGTGGCCGCCCCAGACGCGAAAGCCATCGCCGCAATCGAACGCGGGATCGACCTCCTCGAGAAGCAACGCGCGGAGCGCAAGGCGAAGGTTGACGACTACCGCGCCCAGATCACGAAGGCAACGACGGAGAAGGCCTACCCGCCCGACGCGGCCCTCAAGCGTTTCACCTATCTGCAATGGCTCCAAGACCTGCGCGCTACAGCCGTCCGAAAGCAGGAGTCGACCGTGCAAATTGATCAGAAGATCGTGGAGTTTAACGCGAAGGTCGCGGAGCTTTCACAGCGTCGCGATCACGAGCTCGGAGTGATCGAGTCTCTCGACAAGCGCCTTGCCGCAGAGCGGGCGAGGCTGGCTAAGTGAGTTCGTAGACGGCGATGTACCCGCCGGCCCCCGCAGTGGCCCCACCAGCGTCGTCCCCGCCATCCCCGCCCTTCCCGTACGAGTTGTTGAGCGGGTTGCCGCCTCCTCGACCTCCGGCGCAGTCGGCGTTGGTGGCGTGGCGCACCACCCGACCAGGTTGGCCGTCGTTCGTGCCGATCGGGATCGCGATGCGGTCCGCGGCGGAGTCTTGGAGGAGCGTGTCGGGGTCACCCCCGAACGATCCGGCCTTGCCCCCGTGGCTCCCCGTGGACGCGCCGGCGGTGCTGGTTGTCCCGGTCCCAGCCTTGCCGCCCTTCGCGGTCATGGACCCTAGGGAGGAGTCGCTCCCATCCGTACCGGATCCAGCTGGCGACGACGCGGCCGCGCCGCCAGCGCCCACAGAGTACGCAACGGACGACGTGGTCTTGCGTCCGAGGACCAGGATGAGCCCGCCGTTGCCGCCGCCTCCGCCCGGAGTGGTATTGCCCGACCCCAAGGTACCCGTCCCTGCGCCGCCGCCGCCGCCGCCGCCGCCGCCGGCCATGACAAAGGCGATCCAGTACTTGCAATTAGCGTTGAAGGTGTGTGTCCCCGTGCCGCTGGTATAGACGGTTTTCGTCGCGTAATTGCCGAGCTTGAGGAAGAGCGCGTCGACCCACGCCGGGTCCGTGCCGTCGCTCCCGAGCAGGAACCCAGCCGCACCAATTGCGATGCGCGCGAAGTCACTGGCGTCGCGGGTGATCAGATCGCCGCGAGTGGTCGCCAAGGTCTTCCATGCGGCTGGCGGCGTGGTGCCAGTCCCTGCGAGAACCTGCCCGGCGGTTCCGGCGGCAAGGATCCCGCTGAAGGACCAAGCCCCCGCACTCGCAACGGGGATGTGGTAGTCCGTTGGTGCCGACGAGGGCCAGGCGCGACCCTGCAGGGCCTCGACGGTGACGCCGCCGTTGAGGTCGCCCGTGACATCGCCGGTGATGATGGGGGAGTAGTTACTCGCCGCCGTGACGCGGCCCTGGGCGTCGACCGTGATGGAGACGGCGAGCGAGCCAGCGCCATACCCGCCCGGAGTGACACCCGTCTCCGATAGGCTCGTATCCCCGACCGGGCCGAGGAGGAATTTCGTCCCCGTCCAGTAGGGGACCCAGCCGTCCTCCATGTCCTCGATGGCGACCTCCTCCACGTCCTGCAAATCGCGCATGGCGTTTGGAAGTGCGCAGGTAATTGCTGAAATGTCCATGGATCCGGTGACGGAGCCGCCGGAAATGTAATCCCCGAAATAGATCGTAACCGGCTTAGCGGCGGTCCCGCGAGCTGGTCGAGTAAATTGAGTAGATCCGCCAACGAGGTGCCACTCGTACCCGAACGGGTCAACCCCTGAGTCGTAGGACGGGTTGAATGAGTGCTGTAGCGAAAACCCAACAGAGCTCGGAGACGCCTCCCCGACGGTCTCCACGCCGGCCGCTCCATAGTCGATCCCGAAGAACCCGAACGGGATGACGTCTTCCAGACTTTCGCTGTCGGCGTCGTTGATCCCAAGGAGGTTCGACCCGAAGAACGACACGACCCCCGCGCCTGGCCCCGTAGCCATGTCGATGTCGCGGAGGTCTTCGCTGAGCAAGTGGTCGTGGTCGACCGCGCCGACGTCTGAGGCCATGATGACGCGGCCGTCGGTCAGGTGGACGAAGGCCGGGATCCGCGCGACGCCGGGGCCGCCCTCGAAGTCGTCGGCGAGGACGACCGCGCCGGCCGTGTCGTGGCTGAGGAAGTAGGTCGCATACTCCTCGGCGGGCGGGGTCGCAAGGCGACCCTGCCCGTGGTAGAGGAGGAGCGCGTCGTCGTCCCCCAGAACCCTCAGGACCAGGGCGCGAACCTGTGCGCCTGAGACCGGAGTCGCCTTGGCGCCCGTCGCGGGCTCGACCATCTGCCCCTCGGCCCATCCATGCCCGACGACCTTCACGCGGCGGGTCACCGTCGCGGGGGTCTCCGCCGGTGGCAGGCGCGAGGGCCCCCCGCGGACGAGCGCCTCGAGGCGCGCGATCCGTTGCACGAGGTCCACGACCTGCTCTTGCCCAACGAGTCCACGGGGGTTGCTCACTGGAGGGCCTCCAGATCTGGAGCAAGGCGGATCGTCGAGTAGTAGGTCCCGTAGTCCGGACCCTCCGAGAGCTTCCAGCGCCGGCGCGCCAGGACGTCATTGCCGAGGAGCACAATCGAGCCCCCATCCCCGTCCGGCATGATGAAGCGCTCGACCAGAGCGCCCGGCCGAAACGTAGAGGACACGTCCAGGTCCCGCGTGTGGATGACCGCGGCCCGGCCGGGGTTCTCATAGAATGGACGGCCGAGCGCGAGGGCGTCGCGGAGCTTGGGCCGGGCGTCCACGACGACCAGGTCGGAGCCGCGGGATTCAGCGCTCCCCGAGCTCACACCCAGGACCGCAGTGCCCCGGAGGACAACGTGCTCCGCTTCTGGGAAGTGCCGGACCAGGATCCTCGGCTCCGCGCGGGGTTGGTCGGCGGCCGGGCGGTTCCAGGAGACTCGCCGGGCGAAGGGGTGCCGGACGGCGATCGTCACGGCGAGGACCGCACCCTCCGCGATGAGGTCGGAGACCTGCTGCGCATCGTCCGCGTTGGAGCCGATGATGATCTCCCCGGCGTCCTCGTCGACGCTGAGGGCGAGGTCGCGGTCGAGGTACTCCTTGGCGGTGAACCAGGTCGATCCGGACCGCACGAAGAGAAGAGGGCGCATGGTCGGCCGGGTCCGGTCCCACTCGGTGACAGAGGTCCAGTCGTAGCCCTCGTAGATCGGGAGAAGCCGGTCGATGGTGTGCCGGCGGCCGTAGGGATAGGCGGTAGGGTTGCTCCCCGAGGACCATTCGCCGGTGTACCCGGCGGCCCCGTAAAGATCGTCCGGGCCCCCCTCTGAGCCCTGGGTTGCCCGGGTCGCGGGCCATTCAGAGGCGACACCGCGGCTCTGTCCGCGCCAGGTGTCCTTGAGGCGAAAGCGGCGGTAGACCGATGCGAGCTTGCCGGACTCGCGCTCCTCCTCCGGGGCGACGATCCACGCGGCCTTGTCCGCAGTCGAATAGGCGGGCTCCAGGTGGGAGGCCGAAGGGGAGGCCGCGTCGTACTCGACGGTCAGAATCTCCACATGCGGCGGGGCCTCCATGACGACGCGGTCAAAGGTCTGCGCGTGGTCCTCGGCATAGGAGATCAGCGTCGTCGAGAGCTCGGTCGCGACGTCGATCTCGACCGCGCGGTTCCGGGCGGGGAGGTCGACCGTGCCCGAAGAGACCGCTTCGGGGAGAACCGACTCGACCAGGATCGTCGGGGTCTGAGTCTCGTCGTCGACGAAGACCGAGAACGTGCACCCATAGCGCGGGTTGATGATTCGCGTGAGCGCTTCGCGTACCGTGAGGCCGTAGAGCTTCCACGTGTCGATATAGGCGAGGGCGGTCAGGTACTGGCCGCCGAGGGCCCAGCGCAGTTGCCCATTTCGGGTCTCCGCGACGGCGAGGAGCGAGTCCGCCATGTGCCAGGCGCTGAAGGCTTGGCGCCCGGCGTTGACCCGGTCGAGGGCGTAGACGGTGCGGCCGCCGACCGTCCAAAGCGAGTCGGAGCGGTCGCCGCTGTCCCCGTGCGCCGCGTTGGCCTTGGCCGCCTCGGGGGTGTACGTGATCGCGGTCGCGCCGGCGGAGGTGACTCCGAGCTCTGGGCCCTCGGAGACGACGACGTAGTCGAGGGTCGAGAGGATCCCGCGGCACTCGGCTACAAGTTCGTACCCGACCCCGTCCTCGCGCGGCTGATAAGCGAGGTGCGCGACCCACCCCCACCAGAAGGCGGCGGGGTTCTCTCCGTTTTCATCGTAGGCCCGGAGGCGCATGTACCGGCCGGCCCAGGAGAGGCGGCCCGGATCCAGCAAGGTCCCCGCGCCGGTGATCGGGAGGAAGGCCTCTTCGGCATCCTCGGTGGAGCCGGGCAAGGCGCGCAGGCCGAACGGAACGGCGACGACCGCGTTGCCGACATCGTTCGCGTGTCCCTCCGCCGCTTCCCGGACGATCGCCCCGGTCCACTCGATCCAATCCGCATCGGTGGACGGCCAGGAGCCTCCGGTCGGCCCAAGCTGCGCCTCCACCCGGCGAACCCGCACACTGGTCATGCTGGCCAAGTCTCAGGGAGGAGGACTTCGAGCTCGGCGATCACGAGGAAGGTGTAGCCGGTGGCCAGACCGGCGACGCGGCGCGCGGAGCTCGTCGCGGTCAGCACGCGGCATCCGGGAACGTTCGAAGTGCCGAGACCATCACCGTCTGGATCGATGGCGATCGTTTCGGCGTCAACCAGGGCCGCGATTGCCGCCTGGGTCACTTCGGCGTCGGCCCGGTCAATTGCGATGGTGTGCGCAGTGAGGCGAGTCGGGACAGAGCGGGAAGGACCGTACAAAACACCAGAGCCGGCGACGCCGGGGTGCGTGTAGCGGACCCCGTTCCGCGCTGCGGGGGTCTTGGGCCAGTCGATGACGAGGCAGGGGATAGAGGCGAGGCGGGGCACTAGCGCACGCTCCGCGAGGGAACCGGGATGCCTTGGATTGCGGCGAGACTGCGGAGCCGACGCTCTTGGACTTCAAGCTGAGTGGCGTAAGAACCGTCCCCAAGAAGGCCCATTGTGACCCCCTGCCAGAGGGTCCGGATCTTCCGCCCAGCTGCGGACTCCCCCTCCGCCGCAGCGCGCAGGCTGTCGAGTTCCTTGTCGCGGTCTTCGATATATTTCCGATTCGCGGCGGCGCGCGGATCGGTGAGAGCGAAACCAGCCTCCTCCAGATCCTGGAGGCCGAAGCCGCGACCCGCCAGGTCCAAGGCGGCGGCCTCGTTCGAGCGGAGTAGATCCGCCCCGCGGAGGAGGTTATTCGAGATGGACCCGGGGGATGCGTTGAATGCGCGCGCGCGGTGGAGATCCGTGACGCCGACGTAGCGCGCTCCGGCGCGATTCAGGACCGCCATGAGGTCCTTGTCGGACAGGGGGCCCCCGCCGAGCGGAACCTTGAGCGCGGCGTCGAAGGCGTCGGAGGACGAGACTCCGATCCCGAGTCGTCCGATCTCTGCAGCGGCGCGTGCAGCATTCTCGACCGAGCTCCGTCGTTTCTTGGTCAGGGCCTCGGCGATCGGGCCGACCAGCTCGGGGGACCCCTGCGCGAGATTGAAGAGATCTTCGGAGCCGAGATTGCGAATTGCACGAAGCGCCTCGCCACTGCTCCGGAGTGCCCCGGCACCGGCTTTGCCCTGAGCGTCGATCGCGTCCTGGCGGACATCGCGGAGCTTGAAGGTCGCAGCGGCGGCCTCCGTAGCCGCTGCCTCGAGGCGACGGACACCGGCGGCGGTCAGCTGGAAGACCCCCGCCAGGGCGAGAGACGAGATGCCCAGAGCCGCGAGCCCAGGGGACGCCGCGCCAAGGGACGACGCGGCTCCGCCGGCGAAGGCCCCGAAGCGGCCCCCCGCGCGCGAGAGCCCCTCGGCGAAGGCCCGGCCGGCGACGACCTGCCCGACCCCACCCGCGCGCCCCCCGGCGGCGGCGCGGAACGCCGCAACGTCAGTCTGCGAGAAGCTCGTGGTCAGGGCGCGGACCTGGGTCAGGTGCGTCCGCTCACGCGCGATGAGGGCGATGCGCCGCGCCGTCGAGGCATTGAGCTTCTCGCTCTGCGTCGCCGCCGCCGCAAGATTGTCCGACAGGGACCGTGCCGTCTGGGCAGATTCCCGGGCGCCGGGCGTCACGAAGCGGAGGACGAAGTCGGTCATACGGCCTGTGGGCTATCGTCGGGCGGGGCGGAGCAGGGCCGGGGCGAGGCCCTGCAGGGTGAACCAGTCGGCGAGGGCGCGCTCCTCCAGAGGGGTCAGGGGGACGCGGTCGAGCCCGCCTCCGCCAGCGAGGAGGCGGAGGGTGCGGAGGCGGGCGGCGCTTTTGGGCCGGACATGACCGCGTTGAGCAGGGGTTCGAGATCGGCGGTCGAGATCCATCCCGACCAGTCGAGGAAAGCGGTCGTGACCCGATACGTCTGGGCAATGGCGCAGCCGATGACTCCGATGACGCGTGGATCGAGGAGGGCGATCTGCTGTGTCTCTGAGGCAGAGATCTCCCCGAGGACCTCGCGAGCCAGGCGGCCGTACTCCGTCACCGGGTCGCCGACCCGGCCGCCGCTGAGGACGCGCCGGGGCTCGAGGTAGGCGGGCAGGATCGCGAGCTCCTGCCCGCTAGCGAGGGCGACCGTGGTCGCGTCGGGGCGGCCTGCTGCCGGCCGTGCGAGCATCGCCGGCGTGACCTCCTGGCGTGGGGGGAGAAAGCGCAGACCGGGCTCCGCCTCGACCGGAGCGTCGAAGGCGTCGAGGCGGTCCTTGGTCCCGGCGAAGAGACAGAGCGTGCCGCCGTCACGGTGCGGACGGAACTCCCAGGGCCCGGCGTGCCGGATGGGGGCGAGGGTCGGATGGCCCTTGGCGCTCGACGGCTCGACCTCGGGTGCGTGGTAGGCGAACACAGCGGCCTCAGGTCACAGCGAAGAGGTCGGCGGGGTCCCCGGAGGCGGCGACGACCACGAAGTTGAGGCTCACCGTCGGCTGACCGTCGAGGGGCGCACCGCGGGAGGTCCCGATGAGGGTTGCGTTGGAGAACGTGTAGGTCTCGTCCGCCCCCGCCGTGGCGCCAGAGCCCGCGGCCTGTTCGAAGAGGACGCAGACCAAGGAGCCGTTGCCCGGGAGGATGAGGTCATCGTCGGAGATCGCACTCTCAAGCGCGGTCACGGTGACGCGCAGGTGCACGCCATCGACCCACGCGAGCTGCATAGCGGCCGCACCGTCGCCGCGGGCCATGCCTTCGGTGCCCTGGGAGGCGATCTCGACGGTCTGCGCGTGGACGATGGCCTTCGCCTTGAAGGTCGCCGTCTTGCACTTGTAGAGCTTGGGGGCCGCCATGGGGACTCCTCAGGGAAGGTCCCCCGAGGATCGCCGGGCACCGGGCCCCGCGCGACCCTCACGGAGTTGCGCGGCTAGGCGAGCCGAGCCCGGCCAGGCACGGAGCCCTTCGAGATCGGAACCGTGCCGGCATCGCCGACCCGGGCGGACAGGGCGCGGCGCATGGCTGCGACGATCCGGGCGCGGTCCTCGGCGTTGAGCTCGACCGGAGATCGCCGGGGCATCCTGCCGGTACCGGTGTGCAGGTACTCGGCGTAGTCCGGCAGGCCGCGGAAGACCACCGTCGCCTCGCCCGGTGCCGCGGTGATGGAGTGCGCCCCGGAGGTCGTGGCAGCCCGGAGCAGACCGGAGTCGACGAGGATCGGCTTCTGCCCGGCGAGGAGCTTGGAGCTGGACCCCTTGAAGGGGCTCGTGAACACGCCTCGCTTCACGAGGCCGCCGGCCTTGTCCTTCGACAGCCGGGCCATTTTCTTCGCCACCGTCGCGGGCTTGAGGGGCGGGAAGCGGGCGTTGCCCTTGCCCTTGAAGCGGTCGTCGACGATGGGCGCGCCCTGGCCCGGGAGGCCCCGCACGTAGGCGATGGCCGCGGTCTCGGCGAGGCCGTCCATCGCGGCCGCCAGCCGACCGAGCTCCGAGAGCACTTCGACCTGGTCGGGGGTCATGGAGGTATCAGAGCCGGGCGGGCCTCTCGCGTAACTCTGCCGGAGTTACGTGGGGCCGCGCTCACGCAGGAGGCGGGCATAGGTCGCGGGGTACTTCCGCGCGAGCTCCGCGCCGGCTTCGAGATCGCCGGCGAGCCAACGCTCGGCGAGGAGCCGGCCTGCCCGGCCGACCCCGGAGAGCGGACCAAGGCCGAGCGGCTCCGGGGACGGGGTTGGGTAGGGCTGGGCGAAGAGGGCGAGGCGGGCGGTCTCGCGGTCGATCCCGAGCTTCCGGGCCTCGTTGAACGCTGCGGCCTCGGCAAGCTGCGGGGGCGCGTCCGCGGCCGCCTGGGCGACCTTCTCCCAGTTAGGGACGTTGGCGTCGAGCCACTCGCGCGCAGGCTCGCGCGGGTCGGAGACCGGCTCCGAGGGGGCCTCGGGGAGCAGGCCCTCGGCCGCGGTCTCGGGGGCCGCGACGTACCGGATCGCGCAGCGGCAATTACTTGTCAATGCCCCATTAGCCACGACACTCCCAAACGGCGAACGGAGGTCGTAGACGTGACCCGCATACTGAAACCGGGAGACCTCGATCACGTCGTCGAAGCCTACCTCCGCGGGGAGACCCCCCGCGAGCTCGGCGAACGGTACGGCGTCCAGGCCCAGAGCATCCTCGCCCGGCTGCGCAAGGCAGGTGTGAAGACCCGCGGCGTCGCCGAAGCTAAGGCAGCGCGCCTGCCGCCATTGGACTCGGCCGTCCTGGTCGCGAGGTACCAGAAGGGGGAGTCCGTCAACGCGATAGCCCAGCGCTTCGGCGTGAGCCGGCGAGCGATCGAGCGGCGTCTCCTGTCCGAAGGTGTGGAGCTCCGCAGCCAGTCGGAGGCGGAGCGCGTGAAGTGGGCGCGCATGCCCGCCCTCCGCCGCGCTGAGCAGGTCGCCGCCGCCCATGCCGCTGCCCGGGTGAAGCTCCGCGGGCGCCAACCCTCGATCGCGAGCCGGATCGCCAAAAGCCTTGCCTGGGAGCGGGAGGGCGCTCTCACCTGGGGGGAATTCTGCGTCTCCCTCTGCCTGTGCGCCGGCCACCTCGACCACACCGCACAGAAGAGCGTACGCACCTACAACATCGACCTTGCCCTCGAAGCGGAGTGCGTCGCCGTGGAAGTCCTCTCCTCGCGGCCAGACCGCGTGGCGGGGGCCGCCCTCCGAAAGAAGCTCGAATACCTCTTCGATCGCGGCTGGTTTGTGCTCTTCGTCGCCCTTGACCCGAAGGCCCCCGGTACCGATTTCGACGCGATAACCCGCGACCTGGTCGCCTGGACTGAGCGCGCCCGCCGGGGTAAGGCCTTGGCCGGTAAGTACGGGATGATTCGGTGTCACCCGCAGCTTGCGGCCGCTACGGAGAAGTATCTCGACGGCTTCGCCCACGTAGAAGGCCCTTGAAGCCCCGTCGAACACGCCCTCGACCATCGTCCCGGGCAGGAAGCAACCGAAGTCCACAGGCGGGATCGGCGCCGAGGGGTCGTCGAGCCGCCAGACCGTGCCGTGCAGGGCGCGATGGCTGGGCCGGACGTGGGCGTCTGGCTCCTTGTCCGGGTCGTGCTCCCCGGGCCCGGTTTGGCAGACGTACTGGACCCAGACCGCATTGGCGTCGAGGGCCCCACGGGTCGCGTCGATGCCGTCCCGCTCATCGGTCGTCAGGGTCGCGAGGGTGATCGGCATCTCAAGCGGCCCCGGTCAGAGCTGCGCCGATCGCGCGCACGGCCGCCCCGACCCCAGCGGCGTGGGCCTCGTCGACGGCACGGGCAACGCGCTCGACGTGCGCGAGGGAGACCTGCCCCAGGACCGGCGGGATCGCCTTGGGGTCGATGGGGCCGGTGAGGGGGAGCGCGAGAGCCCGATCCGCCTCGCGGCGGAGCAGATAGGCGAGGTCTCCGGCGATCTCGGCCGCGGTGTAGCCGTTGACGGGGTAGCCGACCAGGTCGCGACGGTCCGAGTCGTCGAGCTCGACCTCGAGGGGCAGGCCGGCGGAGCGGCCGAGGGCCCCAATCCGATAGCCGAGCCAGAGCGCGTCGGCGATGAGGCGCAGGGCCAGGGCGCCGGCGAGCGTGACGTCCTGATCGAGCCGATTCCGGAGGACGGGGTCGCCCCGGAGAGCCGCGAGGTCGCGCGCTGGTTCAGTCTTGGCCGGCTTGCCGTCAGGGGCCTGTACGGCGGCGAGGGCCTCCTGGGCTGCGGCGATAGTCTCGGCCGAGATCGCGCCTCGAGCGGCAAGGCGCGCGGTCGCCACAAGGCGCTCTCGCTCCTCGGCCTCCCTCCCCGCCGCACCGTTGAGAACGTCCGCCATGGCTACCCTCGGAGCAGATCGACGGAGCCGCCCTGCGGCCCAGAGCGCTCGACCTCGGACCAGTAGGCCTCGAGGCGGATCTCCTCGGGCACCAGGTCGCCGGAGCGCAGGCGCGTGAGGGCATCGGCGTAGGCGTCCTTGTACTCCTCGACGAGGGCCCACTGCTGCGAGGCCTGGGTGTAGAGGCGGGCGCCGAGTTCGGCAGCCGCACCTAGAATGGCGAGGCGGGCAAGGCTCGGGACCGAGAAGGACGCGTTGGACACGTCGACCTGGTAGGACAGGTAGACCTGCTGATCCGCGGCGAGCGCCGTCCCGAGGGTGACGACCCCGGTCGAGGCTGTGAAGGTGAAGCGGTCGGCGTTGAGCTCGACGAGACCTTCGCCGCGGTCATAGATTCGGCGCGGGCGCTCGAAGAACTCGGTCGCGTAGCCGACCCAGACGTGCGCCGAGTTGGCGACGGCGGGCACGAAGCGCGGTGCACCGGCGACGGTCTGCCCTGCTGTGGCCCGGGCGACCACACGCACGAGCTCTGGAGCGGTGAGCGCCTGGTAGGCGTTTTGGGTCAGGCTGCCGAGGATGAGGTCGACGGCGCGGTCGATGGCCCCCTCGATCGCGGCCTGCCCGCCGAAGTCGGCGGCGACCGTGTTCGGGTAGAGGGGGAGGGCGTCCGTGTAGGCCGCCCCGAAGCGGTTGAAGCTCATGAGCCCCTCGGCTTGGGAATGATGGCGGGGAGGACCTCGTCCAGGGCGGCGCGGTCCTTACCGGCGATACGTGCCTGCAGGTCGCGGCGTTCATCGCGAGAAAGTACTACGTGGGCCTTGAGGCCCTCGGCGACGCGGGCTGCGCCTTCCAGGCCGCGACCGGTGCGGACCAGGCGATAGACCAGGAAGCCGATCCCGCCGAGGGTGAGAGTGACCGCGATCCAGAAGAGCGATGTGCCCCATTCGGGCAGGACCCAGGCCAGGGCCAGGACGGCGACGGCACCGGCCGCGCCCATTCCGGACAGGGCGCGTAGCGGCCGCAGGGAAGGCTGGATCCAGGCAATGACGTGCAGGGCAACGGAACCGAACAGGCCGAGGAGGGCAAGCCAGCGGACCCAGGTGCAGACCCGCTCAATCTGAGCCTGGCGCTCTGCCTTCGCCAACTGATCAGACAGGGCGCGATAGTAGCTGACATCGGCCTCGGCCTGGGCTAGGCGCTGACGGGCATTCTCGGCGGTGCTCGGCTGCTCACTGCGTTCGCGCTCGTAACGTTCGAGGGTCTCACGGGGGATCGGCTTGTGTCCGCAACCTGTGAGGGCGAGGAGGAGCGTCAGGCCAGCGACGATCGCGCCGAGGAGCATGAGCCAGTCGAGGACGGCGAGGAATCGCTTCATCGGCTGCGAAGCTCCTCAAGGATTTGCCGCTGCATGGCCTTCATCTCGGAGCGGTCCTCTTCGGCCCGCTTCTCGTGGATGTCCTGGCGGACCTGCAAGGTCTTGATGTCCGAGTCATGGCCGTAGAGCTTCCCCGTCGACCAGCCGACTCCGGCGATGGCGGCAGCGCCCAGCGATGTGGCAACCCAGCCGACGACCTGGCGCTTGTCCTTCGTGTAGGAGTCAGTCCCAGCCACGGTTTAGGCGTCCTTCTTCTTCTCGGGCTTCACGGCGAAGGGATCGCCGGCGGCCTGGCGCTTCGCCTCGGCATCGGCCTTGGCCTGGCGCTCGGCTTCCTGGGCGGCTTTGCGGTCCTGGAAGTCCTTCCGCTTGGCGGCGGTGCGGGCTTCGGCCTCGCCGGCGAGGGTGTCGAGCTCGGCGAAGAGCTGCGGCCGGTCGGCGCGGGTCAGGAAGCGGTGCGGCTCGACGAAGCGGCCGGTTCCGACGGTTTCGCCGGTGGTCGGGTCTTCGGCGACGACCTCGTCGATGATCTGGAGGCTTTCGACCTTCCCGGTCGTCGGGTCGCGGTCGGCTTGGATGCGGTAGAGTTGGGTTGGCATAAAATCCTCAGACGACGCAGGGGACGCGGTAGGTCGTGCCCGTGCTGTCTTTGATGGTGATCGTGTGGGTTGGGGTCGGGGTGGCGGCGACGGCGGCGTTGCCGAGTTGGAGGGTAGTGCCGCTGGCCAGCGTCACCGCAGAAGCCGCGACACTCAGGGTCGTAGTGCCGCTGATCTTCACGCGGTAATTGAGCGCGTAGATGCCAATATCCTTGTATGCGACGGCGGTCCGGTCGAAGGACGTGAAGGCAGCTTCCCCGCTCCCGCTGTTATATCCCAACTCCATCCCTGCGCCGGTGCCTGGGAGATTGGTTCCCCGAACCTTGATGGCCTGGGTCACGTCCAACGTGTGGCCGCAGGTGACGCCACCACCGGTCGCCATGCTGATCGCTGTTACGCCTGCCGTCTCGTCTCGGATGAAGAAGTCTTTGGACCCGTACAGGCCGAAGTTCCATTGCTGGGGCGTGGTCTCGCTGGTCCGGAGGGTGACGCCGCAATACCGGACCGAGGTCGTGCCGTTGCCGGCCTGGAGATGGACGAAAGCGCCATTGGTTGCCGTAGTGTTCCGGCAGTACAAGTAGGCGTCGGCAGCGGTCGATTTGATCGACCACAGGCCGTCCCCGAAGTAGCCCGCGCCACCGTTGCCGAGTCCGCCGGCATTGATCAGGTTTCCGGTGGTGGTGCTGGTGCTGGCCGTGGTGCCAGAAAGGGACAAGGCACCGGAGAACGAAGCTGGGCCGACCCATCCAAAGTTGCCCGTGCTCTGAGTTACACGCAGCCGCTCGACCGTGCTGGTGTAATCGTACATGATATAATCTTTGCTCGCCGCTGATCCGGCGATGCCGATATACCACTGATTTCCGCCGCTGTCGTTTAATAGGCGAAAGGCGCCGCCCGAACCGGTGCCCACTCGGCCGAAATATACTGGATTCTGGAAGGTGGCGTCTCCGGAGCAGGTGACGTTGCCGTTGAGGGAGACATTGCCGGTTCCGGTGCTGAACGTGGTCGAACCGGTCTGGGTGATGTTGCCGGACAGGCTGAACGTCCCGCCGCTGGCCAGGGTAAGATTCGCGCCGCTCAGCGTCGGGCTATTCGCACTGTCGCTCAGCAGGCCACCGGCGGCGGCTACCGGGATGCGGCCCGAGGTCAGGGCGCTCGCGCTGCCGGCGAGGATGACCGAAGCGTCGGGGAGGGTGTAGGTGCGGGAGGCGGTGAGGGTCGGCGGCACCAGCGTGCCGAGGTACTCCCCGGAGCCGCCCGCACGGCCAGCGATGGCCAGGCCGTCCTGGGTGCCCTTCTGCACGACGACGGAGAGGTTCGACCCGTCGCTGCGGACCTGGGCCCCATCGATCCCGCCGACTACGAGTGCGAGGCGCTCGGCGCTCGCGGTCGTGACGGCATAGGCCCCGATCGCCGCGGCCGCATCGGGGGCCGTGCCGATCGCAAGGGCGAGCGCAGCCGCGCTGCCTGCCCGGGCAAGCTGCATGGCCTTCTCGACGACGGAGGGAACCAGGGACATGGGCTCGGCTACTCCTCAGAGCTCAGAGGGGCAAGGCCGCCCTCGAGGACCGGGGCGAGGGCGGCGAGAACGGCGGCCGGGATCGGGTTCTTGCCGTCCTTGGACTCGCCGACGTTGAGATCGATGAGACGCAGGGCCGGGATGGAGACTTCGACCTCGGCGGCGAAGAGGGCCTCGGTCGCCTCCTGGTAGGCGAGGTAACGGCCGGGCGGGATGAGGAGCTCCTCGGGCTTGTCCTCCGCGACGTGGGTCGGCACCGGCTCATAGGAGCGGAAGAGCGCCTTGTTCGCCGCGTCGAAGGCCTTGCCGGCGGGCTTGATCGCGACCTCGAGGGTCGCGAGGGCGAGGGTCGGTCCGGTCGGGAATCGGAAGGGCCGGATCGTGGTCTTGCCGTCGACCGTGGTCGTGTACCCGGCAGAGATGGCCGCCAGGGCGTTGCGGACCTCGAGGATTTCGGAATTGGACAGGGAGAGGGTGCGCATGGGGCTACGCGACCTTGTCGAAATCGGGGACGAAGGTTGTGGTCCAGGATGGACCATTCGCCGCCGCGGTGACTTTGAGGTAGACGGTCTGACCGGTGCCGGTGCCGCCGAGGGTCGCATCGACCCAATCGGTCGAGGCGTCGAAGTCGGCCGAGGTTCCAACGCCAGAGGCGGCGACTCGGGTCGCGGTCGCATCGCCTCCGGTGGTGCTGTCGGTCGTGACCTCAACCCGGCGACGGATGCGCGTGCCGTCGGACTTCGTGAGGACGAGCTCGCCGGACCGACTGCCGTAGGAGTCCACGAGCCAGGAGGCGACCGTGGTCGCTACCCCAGTGACAAGCGCGACGGGGGTCGGGGTCGCGGCCTCGAGGCGGCCCCGCACGATGGCGCCGGTGAGGCCGGCCAGGTTGGCGACCGAGACGTTGACCGACGGACCCGGCTCGACGGTAACGTTGACCGTGGTCACTTGGTCGCCTCCTGAGACAGCGAGACGCGCCCCTGCAGGACGCGGGTCACGACCCCGGCGTCCGTGATCTCAACGTCGTAGTGCCCGAAACGGTTCTTGCGCTCGTCGCCGCCGGGGCCGACGAGGGCCGCGGTCTCGACCGCGGTGAGGGTGAGGGTGAACTCGCCGTTCGGGCCGTCGGTGATCGTAGGCGTGAAAGCCTCGACCTCGTCGCCGTCGAAGGTCTCGCGGATCTTGGCGGCAATCGTCAGACCGGTGATGTCCCAGTCCCCCGGGGTGCCACGATCCACCGTGACGGTGAGGTCGAAGTCCTCGCCCTGGAAGATGGTGATGTCGTAGTCGGTCCGATTGCTGGCCATGGTCAGGACCCGTACGCGTGCTCGAGAGTGAGGCGGAGGTCCATCTGGTGGCCCCAGGGCCCGAGCTCGATGCGGCCGAAGCTGTCGTCCCCGACCTGGCCGAAGTTGTCGGCGATGGCGCGGACCGCGTCGCGCGCGGCCGCGAGGATGTCGGCTGCGAGCTCCTCGGCGTCCGCCTGGTCGGCCCCGCCGACGTGGGCGCGGACCACGACCGTGCCGTCCGAATAGCCGCCCCCGCCGAAGCTGGCGCGAGTGCCGGTGAAGCCCTCGACCCAGAACTCGAGGAAGGGCAGGCGGCCGCGATTCCGTGCGCCGAGGAAGCCGACCTCGCCGTCGAAGACGTGCCCGCCGTTCGCGGGGGTCTCTGCCCAGGTCGACGCCGACACGCCCGCCGCGGTCGCGACCGCACTCGTCTTGAGCGCGGTCCGAACGGCGTCGCGGATGACGACGACCTCGGTCGCCATGGCTTAGGCCTCGACGGCCTTGAGGGCGGCCTGGGCGGCTTCGACGAGCTTGGCGGCCGTGGCGGGGCCGAGGCCCTTCACGGGCAGGGCATTAAGGTCATCGGGCAAGGCCGCGGCGACGGCCTCGAGCGTGCCGAGGTTGGCCGCCACGAAGGCCGGGCGCCACTCCCCCTTGACGATGCTCTCGAAGGTTGGCTTGGGCTTCTCGATCCGCTCGGTCTCCGCTTTCTCGGCTGCGTGGTCGACCTTGGCGGCCCAGCCCTTGCCCTGCCAGAAGGCGGCATTGAGGCGCGGATCGCTGCCGGCCCAATCGGCCGGGCTGACCGTGGCTTCGCCGTGCTGCGGATGGACGATGACGAGGGGCTTCTGCACGAGGGAATCTCCTGCCCCAAAACCCCCGACGCCTTTCGACGCCGAGGGTATGGGGGTCGCCCCTCAAGGGGCCAGGAGGAAGCCCCGCGACCAGGAGGCCGAAGAACCCGAGGGGCTTAGCCGCCGAGGATGTTCTTGATGAGCTCCTTGCGGACTGCGGCCACGCCCCAAGCGGACGAGAGCTCGTAGTTGTTGAGCCCATAGCCCTTGTAGGTCGAGAACCGGACGCCGATGCCGGTCACCGGGTCGACGATGACCTGATGCTCACCGGCGTCGCCCTCGGGCGGGAGCTTGGGTAGGCGGATGGCCAGGCCGAAGCCCTCGCGATGGGCGGCGATGTTGCGGCGGCTGCGAGCCTGGACCGCGACGGCGGCGTTGTCCGCCACGTTGGCGACCAGGCCGGAGCTCAGGACGAAGGTCGAACCCGAGAGCGCGGTCGCGACGACGTACTGCGTGGTATCCGCGCCGAAGGTGACCACGTCACCGGCCAGGATGGTGCCCGAGCCGGTGTCGACGGTGATGGTCGTCGCGCCGGCGCTGAGCGCGCCGTTCACCAGGTAGCCGGAGCCGGTACCGATGGCGGGGCGGGCGACCACGTTCGCGACCGCGACGTCGAAGCCGGCGAGGCGGCCGATGAAGCCGTTGCGCAGGGCATCGGTGGAGCCGGCCTCGTTCGCCTTGGTCAGGACGCCGAGCTTGTTGAGGTTGGCGTTCGCCTTCGTGTCGATCATCGCGAAGCGGCCCTCAAGCGGGGCGAGGCTGTCGGTCAGAGCGTTGTAGGCGTCGACGAGCACGTCGTAGTTGCTGGCGAAGGGGTCGGTCCCGGCCGTGCCGAAAGCCGCGCCGCTCGCGCCCGCGGAAGCCGAGTACCAGCCGGCGGCCGAGGCGGCCAGGTCGGCAAGATCGGAGTGGACCTCGTTGCGCCAGGAACGGATCGCCTGCTGCAGGCTGGCCGGGATAAAGTCGGGGTTCTGGCGGATGCGGGCGAAGTCATCGCCGGTCATGTGGAACGGGAAAGCCCGGTCCTTGGTGATCGTGATCGAGGTATTCGTCACGGCGCGATCGGCAGCGACGGAGAACTGCGCGGCGGGCGTACGGTTGACGCCGGCGACGGTCGGGGCGATGGGGATGGTGACGGACTGATTGAGGGCGGCCTCCTCGGCCTTGAACTCGGTCTGAGCCAGGGCGGGGAGGGGGGCCATCTCCTGGGCGACGCGCTGCATGGCGGTCGTCAGGTTGGGGATGATCGGGGTGAAGGTGTTAGCCATGGTGGCGGAGTCCCTGGAGAGCTAGGGCGAGTCAGTCCGTGATGACGACCCGCTTCGCGGCGATGTCGGAGGCGACCTTCTGCGCACGACCCGGATCCTTCATCGCGGCGTCGTACTCGGCAGAGGTCATGGTCACCGGACCACCCGGCGAACCTTTGCCGCCTCCGCTGGCGCCCGATCCGGGGCTCCCGCTGGCGCGGCGGAAATGGGGCTTCGAGTCGAGGAACTCCCGGACGACCGCCTCCGCGGTCAGGGGCTTCCCGTCGGAACCCAGGCGCGGCTTGCCGGCCGCGTCCATGGGGGTGATCGTATCCGCGTCGAGGTTGTAGACGCAACTGTGCGAGAGTCGCGCGACGACGTCCTCGACGGCTTCGGGCAGAACCTCGGGGATGCCGCGGACGAGGGACTCGAGGGCGCGGTCCCGGTACTTGGTCGCGAGAGTGCCGAGGGCCTTGCGGTGCTTCTCCTGCTCCAGGCGGAGCGCCTCGTCGAACTGGCCCTTGCTGGTGAGCTTCGCGCGCTCGGCCTCTTCGTCGGCCTTGCGCTTAGCGTCCTCGGCGGCCTTGGCCTGTGCCTCCAGGGTGCCGAGGCGCTCGGCGAGCTCGCGGGAGGATTTCTTCTGCTCATCGCGCCAGGCGATGGCCTTTTCGGCCTGGTCGGCGGGGAGCTTGAGCTTGAGGGGGCCGAGCTCGACCTCGCGTTCGGTGGCAGGTGCGCCGCCGCCCGAGCCGCCTTCGCCGGCGGATTCCAGGTACAGGGGGAGGGCGCAGAGGAGGCGCAGGAGGGAGGGGGGCATCGCGAGTCCTTTCCGGGACAGGCATCCGAGCGTCCGCTCGGACTAGGGTTGAGGGGGAGGGGTGGGGGGTTTGCCGGCGCCGGGCTTTTCGACGGGGCGCATGTCCCCGAAGAGCCCGCCGAACGGGTTCTCGCGCGCCTCGGCCTTGCGCTCAGAGGCCTCGGTGAGCTCCGCTTCGAGGCGCGCGGTCTGGGCCGCGTCGAGCGAGAAGGCGAGGGCGGCGTAGTCGCGCCAGGCCTGCTCCACGAGGACGGCCGGCGCATGGCTGGACTCGAGGCGGATGACGTCGTCGAGCTCGGCCGCCAGATCCGGCGCGTCGAACTCGTCCGGCCAGTTGGCATCGCCGGGGTAGGCCCAGCCGCCGTCCTTGGCGAGCCGCTCGACGATGCCGTTCTCCGCGGCTTCGCAGGCGTCGGCGAGGGCCTTGAGCTTGGCGGCGACCTCGTCGAAGCGGAAGGCCTTGGCGACGCCGCTCTCCGGCGCGCCGACCTCCTCGGGATTTCCGGCGGCAAGGCCGGCCGCGCGGTAGACCTCGCGGATCTCGTCGCGGACGGCATCGCGCAGGCTTTGGGCCTGGGCCGTGTCCGCGGCGATCTTGCCCACCTGGGGGAGACTGCCGCCGGGGGCCTGGGGGACGCACAGCGCCTTGCCCGGACCGATGGCGACGTCCTTCACGGTCTGAGGATCGACGCCGAGGAGGACGGTCGTCGTGAAGGTGATGTTCCGGAGCTCCTCCCAGTGCCAGGACTCGAAGTTGCAGATCCGGCGCTGCGACTCGGCGATCGGGGCGGCCTGGGAGTCGCCGTTGCCCCCGTCCTCCTCGTCGAACTCGGGGCGAAGCCGGACCAGGGGGCAGGCCCCGTAGGTGTGAGTTTGGGCCTCGAAGACGTTGGCGATCTTCCAGCCCGACCAGGCGGCATGCCGATCGCCCTCGACCTCGACCCGCTGCACGTGCGACCGGTCGACGTTCCAGATGAAAAACCCGGTCACGTCCTCGAGGAGGATCGCAGCCTCGACGATTTCGCCGTCGACCTCGCGCCAGTCGAGAATGGCGTCAGCGCTGATCAGGCGCACGACCCCGCGCTGCCCAGCCGCCTGGGCCGCGGCCGCCGTCGGGAACTGCTCTGGGCGCAGGGCGTCGCAGAGCAGGTAGGACGCGGCCTCGATCTGGGCGCGACGCAGGGCCCGCTTGAGGAGCCGGTCCAGGGAGACCCCGTTCCCGGTCGCGTCGTCGATAAACGCGGCATAGGGCCCCGCCGCCTTGGCCCGCACGACGTCGTGCCGGGTGACGAAGTCGTTGAACCGGCTCAGGATCGATCGGCAGTAGGGCCGAGCGATGGCCGCGGTCTTGCGCTGGGTGAAACGCGACTCGGTCTCGTTCGGGTGCGGCGGGAGGATCGACTGCCCCGCCGCGTCGACCCCGCCGGCGTAGTTGTGGGCGGCCTTGTGGCTGTGGCGCCAGAAGGCGCGGGCCGTGGACGCCGCGGCATAGCCGGGGTGCAGGAAATCGCCGAGGGTCTTACCGGCTACGAGGGGCAGCACGCCCCGAGGATGGGCCGGCTAGGCCGGCCGTGCGACTCTGGGGGAGTTGCGTGGGCCTAGGCTGCGATGGCGACCGACCCCGCCCGCGGGATCGGCACCGCCACCGTCCAGGCGAGATACCCGAGCGCGTCGAGGATGTGCCCGCGGCTGCCGTCCGACCCGGGATCATAGGGCCCGGAGGACAGGCGGCTCGTCCGGCGAAGCTCGTCGATGAGTCGAACGCAGCGTGGATGCACGACCAGGCGACGCCGGCCCGTCGCGTCCAGGCAGAGCCGGGAGAGGTTCGCAATGCGCGCCGCGACGGGCGGATTCACAGCGGCGGGGCGGCCCGACCAGCGCCAGCCCAGACGCGAGGCCTCGGCGGTCATGACCGCGAACTCGGAATCGCTCGTCGTGTTGCGCGCCTTCGAGCTCGCGTCGGGGTGCAGGTGCACGGCGGGGTAGCGCCCCCAGCCCTGCCCGTGGGCATGGTGCATGGCGACGTCGACGGTCGTCCCGCCCGTGAGGAAGAGCTCGTCGAAGACCCGGAGCTCCTCGCCGACGATCTGCCCGATGCACCATCCCATCGGGTCGACGTTGTAGTCCGCGCCGAGATGCACGGGGAGCTTCGGGTCGGGCTCGAACTCGGCGATGTTGGCTTCGGTGAATTGCGGATGCGCCCGGCCGGCAAAGCCGACGGCCTCGCCGTCGACGTATTGCTTGGTCAGGTCGGCCGACATCGCCGAGAGGAGGCTCGGCAGGTAGGAGTCCGGAAGGGCGGGGTTCTTGCGCGTCGAGCCGCGGTAGAGCCGTCGCGCGCCCGGCTTAGCGACGAAATCCCGATAGACCCAGGTGTCGAGGCCCTCGTGCGTGCCCGTGACCTCCAGGTGCAGGAGCTTCGCCGCCGGATGGCGTAGGCGCGTCCGGATCTGCGTCGGCGCGTCCCGGAGCGGATCCTGGTCGTTGGCCTTGAGGCGTGCGCCCTCGTCGATCCAGATGTGCCCGACCTCGAAGCCGGCGAAGCGCTCAGGATGCTCGCCGCTCAGGGTGTGAATCGGGAAGCCCCCGACGATGAGCCGCGGGACGATGTCGCGGGTCTTGTCCTCGATCGGCCAGTGCCAGGCCTGACACGCCGACACGAGCGCAGGGACGACGAAGCGGAAGAGGTCGGCGTAGGTCGGTGCCACGGCGAGGCCGTCGCAGCGGTTCCGCTGGTGCAGCAGGAGGAGCTTGCGTGCGCCGGCCCAGGACTTGCCCGAGCCCAGGCCGCCGAGGTAGGCGCTCTCGCCGGGTGCGAGGTCCCAGAGGAAGCGATGCTGGCCGACCTGGTTGCCGGAGAGTTTCAATTCGGCACCGGGAGCCGCTCCGATGCGCGGATGCGGTCGACAGGCTCCTCGCCGGGCTCGGGGCACAGGGGCATTTCGTGCGTGAGCGAGCCGGAGAGCTCGACCGCTTTGATCGTCGAGTACACGTAGGGGACGGCCTTCGCCATGATGCTCGACGCCTTCTCACGGTCGCCCGTGAGCATGTACTCCTCGGTCGCCCAATCGACGAGCGTCTCGATCAACGACTTGCCGCCGTTGAGCCGTTCGACCCGATCCCGAAGCTCCTGGGTCTTCTGGTTGAGCGTGCCCTTCGCACGTCCGCCCGTTCTGGGATTACCCTTGCCAGCCATGCGCTCCATCCTGCTCAATTTCTGAGCACGGTGCGACTGCTGCGGAGTCGCATGAGATCCGAGCCCGCCCCTCGAACGAGGCGAGCAAGCCCCCGTGCTTCGGGGTCGGCGACTCCTCGAGGCACTTCGGGTTGATCCGGTAGTACGGCACGCCGCGGGTGCCTTGGCCAGAGATGTTCCGGACTTCGATGATGAACTCCTCGCGCTGAGCCATGAGCGAGCGCAGGCCGCGCGGGTCGTACCCGAGAGCGGCCGCAAGCTCCCGGTTCTCCACGGGGCCGCCCCCGCGCTTGACCAGGTAGGCGAAGGCCGCGAGCCAGCCCGTGAACCTCCACTCGTCGTGGGCGGACTTGGCGGTTCTGAATTTCCGGTCTAGGGGCATGGCAGGAGGTCCTTGTCGTAGGCAGTGACCGCGACGGCGAGCGCGGCCCAGATGTCCTTGCGGACGCCGTAGAGAGCCCCAGGGGCTTTCTTGGTCCCTGGTGGCCCGAAGCGGTCTAGGAGGGCTTGGCGGATGTTGGCGTCCTTGGCGTTGCCGCGCTTGCACAGGTGGACCTTCACGTCGAGGCGGAAGATCCGGGTCGTGCGGGCACCGGCGAGCTCAGCGGCCGAGAGGAGCCGACCGATCCGGACGCAGGTCTCGAAGACCGTGGCCCCGACGGCCATCCCATAGGACGCGACCATCTCGACGACGACCCGGTCGCCGAGCTCCCCCATGCCGAGGGCGAGCTCGACCTCCTCGGTCGGCGAGAGACCGAACGCCTCCGGCATCCCGTCCGGGCTGAGTCGCGCCCACGCCGTCATGACCGGCCCGGGATCGATTCCGACGAGACCGGAGATCACGACGCGCCCCCAATTGCGCGGGGCTCGGGCTTGGCCCGGTCTAAGGCCTCGAAACGTGTGGACCGCTGGACCCCTTGGAAAAAAAAACTCATACGCGCGCGTGCGCACGCGGGGCTACGTACACCGGTATTACCCCCATATACACTTATGTTATTTCTTTCTCTATTTTCAGTGGTTCCAGTAGTTCCAGCTATAACGATATGTGAGCCCCGGGGGTTATGCCGAGCTATCGTGGACGGCCCTCCGGTCCGCTCAGTGGGCCACAGCGGTCCCGAATCGTGGCGAAAGCCTTCGAGAGGGTTGGACCACTGCCTGGACCGGAGGCGGGACCGGACGATGGCGGGCCGCAGCGGGCCAGAGTTAGGGCCGCTAGGACGCATGATCTGCCCCCATCCGAGCCCAGATCCGCAGCCGCTGCCCCTCTACTCTCGGCCTCGATATCCGCCACCCGAGCCGCCGCATAACCGCCCCGATCCGGTGCCCGTCATAGGGCGTGACCTTGTTCCCCAGGCCGAGGGCCGCCTGGGCGATCGTGGTCGTGGACGGCTCGAAGGCGACCCCGTCGAGGCCGGCATCGGCCTCCGCCTCGACGAGCCAGCGCCCGACGATCTCCTCCCAGGGATCGCTCTGGAAGCGCGCGGCCTGCTCTCCCATGGCGACCTTCTCCATGTCCTTGGAGAGCCACCAGGGTTCCTTCCGGGCGTAGCGCGCGGCCGCCTCGGCCCACAGCTGGGCCCGGTACCCCGACGGGCTCGCGTCCTCGAGGAGCTCAGGCCGCGCGCAGGTCGTGGCCACGGGCCAGAAGCGCCGGTTGCCGGTCTCGTCGGTCAGGTAGTGGGACTGGTTCGTCGTGCCAATGAAGACCGTCCGGCGCGGCCGGGCTGAGACCCGGCGGTCATAGGGGTCGCGCTGCCGGTCGACTTGGCGCGAGAGGAAGGCCTTGAGTTGGGTGATCTCGGCCCGCTTGAGGGCATGGAGCTCGCCGAGTTCGTAGATCCACACGCCCTGCAGTTGCTGGACCGCGTCCTTGTTCGCGACATCGATCTCAGCGTCGGAGAAGACCTCCGCGCCGGCCAGGCGCCGGAGAGCCGTGCTCTTGCCGATGCCCTGATCGCCTTCGAGGACGAGCATGGTGTCGACCTTGCAGCCCGGGTCCCGGGCCCGAGCCACGGCGGCGATGAGGATCGCGGCCCCAACGGAGCGGGTGTAAGGGCTGTCCTCGGACCCGAAGACCTCGCAGAGCCAGGCGTCCAGGCGGGGCGTCCCATCCCAGGTGAGGCCGTCCAGGTAGTCCGTGACCGGGTTGAAGGGCCGGCGCTTCGCGACCACTGGGACCACCCGCACGACCTTGGCGACCTCGAAGTCGCACTCGTAGGCCTTGGAGATCCAGAGCGCGAGGCTCGTGTCGTCGTGGTCGGTCCAGCCCGGGGCCTCCGTCTTCCGGTGCCAGGGCGGGTTGTCCCCGAAGGCGATCTCCTTCCGCCAGTCGTCCCAGCGGAGGAGCTCGCGGACCCGCGGGTCGTGCCGGAGGATGAGGTCGGCGTTGCCGTCCGTGCTCTTGAGAACGCCCCGGTCAGTTCGACGCAGGCTCCCTTCCCAGGCCTGGAGCTCGTCCTCTTGAGCCTTGGCCTGCTCCGGTGAGAGGTCGGGCTCGGTCGCCGTCGCGAGGCGCGGATCGTCGGGGAGGATCTCGTCGAAGTCCCGCTCGGGCCGGATGCCGGGGGTGCGGATCTCCGTCGTCCCCGCCTTGGCCTTGAGGGCGGCCGCGCGGAGCATCCGGTCGACCTCGTCATCCGCCGGCGCCCGACCCTCTTCGGCCATCCAGGACGCGACTAGGTCGCGGACCTCCTCCATGGGCATGCCGGCTGCGACCGCGTCCATAGCCCAGCCCAGGGCCGCGTTGTGCCGGGAGGTCCCAGTGCCGAGGCGCACGAGCTTTGCCAGGAGGCGACCCCGCTCGGCGTCCGGGAGCTCTCGGTCGAGGTCGAGCGGCTCGGCGGTCGGGGCGGGGGCGTCCGCGAGGATCGTCGCCGGGTCGATCCCGTGCGCCTCGGCGAGCTCGTCGATCGTGTAGGCTGTGCGTGCGCCGAGCCCCGGCCGAGGCGGCGTGAACGCCACGTAGGCGTGGTGCCCGGTTCCGTCCTTCCAGTGGGCGAAGCCGGGAAGGCGCATAACGCGAGCGAGGTCGCAGACCGCCCGGTCTCCACCGTAGTGCGCGGCGAGGGCCTTCTGCAGGCTGCGCCAGCGGGCCGGGTCCTCGAACTCGGCGAGACGCCAGAAGCAGGCCCAGCGGCGCGGGTTGTCGCTGCGCTTGTGCCAGACATGGGGGTCGCCGAGGTCCGGGGGGTTGCGGACGTCGACGTCGTCCCCATCCACACACGCGACCCGGATCGCGGTGCAGGCCTCGGCGCGCCGCCGGGTCCCTCGCATCTCGTGCAGCGTGACGAAGACGGCCGAGCCGAGCGCATTAGCCCGCTCCAGCATCGGGAGCACGTCCTCGACGCGACCGCGGAAGGTCCGGGGGTACTGCCCACACTCCGGTTTCTCCGGCAGGGTCTGGAAGATCGAGACGGCCTCGGGGCCGAAGAGGGTATGGCAGAAGGTGACGGCGGGGTGCATGCGGATCCTAGAGGAGGCGGAAGTCGTCCCCGTAGAGGGGCAGGGCGTGACGGAGATAGGCGGTGAGCGGGTCGTCGAGAATGCCCGAGGTCGCCTCGGCGGAGGGCCCCCGTGCGAAGATCCGGGCGAAGCCTTGCGGGTAGTCGAGTTGGGTGAGCTCGACCCGGAAGGCTCCGTCAGGGGTGCCGGGACGTGGGGGCTCCGCTATGAGGGGGCCCCACCCCTTCGGCACCGTCCCGACATCGAGGACGGCGGGGAGCACGACCAGGGAATGCACCGCCCAGAAATAGGCGCGCTCTACTGAGGAGGGCTCGACTACGTTTGTATCGCCCCGCTCCTCTCGGCGGATCTTCCGGGAAAGCCCGGCCAGGCCAGGATCGGCGAGGAGGTCCCGCGTTAGTTCGAGCCAGGTGCGCTCGGTGAACCAAGCGGCACAGGTGTCGAGGACTAGGACGGACCCACAGGGGGCGTCGGTCAGGCGCGGGGACAGATTCATCCCGACACCGTCTTCTCAGAAAGGGTGTCGATCGCATCGGCGGTGCGCGGCTCCAGGCGCACCGCAGTCGCGCGGTACTGATAGCAAGGGCAGGTGTCGTATCCCCGGAACTGCCGCGAGATCCCCAGGGCGCAGACGTAGCAGGGCTTGTCCTTCATCCCGCGAGAGCGGTCGAAGGGGCAGACGGCCCGGTCGACGAGGAAGCTCGGCACGGCTAGGCCTCCTGCACGAAGACGAGGTTGAGAATGCAGTCCGCGACCTTCGACGCCCGCTCCGGCCGCCCCGTCTCGATCGCCCGGTCCAGGTCCAGGCGGAGCAGGTCGACGCGCTCCTGCTCACGACTGGTGAGGGCGCGACGGAGGCGAGGCGTTCGAGCGAGGGGTGGGCGCATGGGCGGACTCCGGAGAGGCAGGATAAACGAGGTCGAGGATCTAGGCGGCGATGCGGTCGGCGCGGGCGGTCTCGCCCTGCTCGACGAGGGATTCGAGGCAGAGCCGCAGGAGTACGAGCTCGCGGAGCTCGGCGGCGCAGAGCCAGGGAGGGAGGACGGTCACGGGCGGGCGGAAGGTCATGCGCCCGAATCCAGAAGCGCGAGGACCTTGGCGGCCATGTCGAGCCCCCGACGCACGCCGGGGGAGACGCCAGGGCCGCTTTCCTGGTCGAGATAGTCCGAGAGGAGCGCCTTCGCCTGCTCGACCTTTTCGCGGGTTTGGCGGTGTGCCTTGGCGCCGTCCTCGAGGAGCTTTGAGAGGCGAGCCTCGTGGCGGAGGACCTCCTCCTTGCTGCGCATAGCGGGGGTGAGACTCATTTCCGGTACCTTTCCCCGGCCCAACCCTCGGCGACGACGGGGCACCCGGTCGCCCAGGCTGGGACGGTCTGGAGGAGTTGTTCGAAGGCGCGCACGTCGGCCTTGTCGGCATCGACCTCGGCGACGAGCTCGTCGTGGACGGTGAGGACGGGGTTCCAACCCTCGCGCTCCGCGCGGACGATCGCGTCCGCCATGAGGTCGCGGGCGATGGCCTGCACCACATTTTCCGTGAGGGAGCCCCCGTAGGTATCCACTCGGACCCACTGGTGCGTCTGGCCGTCCTCAGTCATGAAGGAGGGGGCCGGACGCATCTCGCCCCAAGGAGTCATGCGCTGCACGACCTGGGCGAAGGGGTAGGTGAGTTTTCTACCGGAGGGGAGGCGGCATAGCAGGTGGGGCCCCTGCATCTTCCAGCGGGTCTTCGCGGCGCACGCAATCGTGCCGGGGTTCCGGATTGCGATGAGAGCGGCGTCGTTCACTTCGGACCAAAAGCCGACGACCTTCGGATGGGAGAGGCGGTAGGCGTCGACGACGCGCTGCGCCGTGGTCTCGTCGACCTCGATCCCCTTGCCGTTGCAGCGGGCATGGAACTTGGCCCAACCCATGCCGAACCCGCAGCCGAGGACGCCTTCCTTGCCGAGGTCGCGTTGCTTGGAGGGCTTAGCGATGTCCCCTGGCCGGCAGTTGTAGACCTTGGCGGCGAGGCTGCGGTAGGGGTCGCCTCCGGTCTGGAAGGGTCGGAGGTTGTCTTCGTCCCCGATGAGCCAGAGCAGGACGCGGGCTTCGATCTGGGCGTAATCGGCCGCGACCAGGACCTTGCCCTCCTCGGCGCGGAGGAGGCCACGCAGGCAGCCGGCGACCGCGTCGTAGGGGTCGCCCCAGAGCATGCGGAAGGTGTCGAGGTCGAGGTCACAGTCGGCGAGGCACTCGGCCGGATTGTCGACCTGGTCCTTCGGGATGTTTTGAAGCTGAATGCCCCGGCCGACCCAGCGGCCCGTGTGGGCGCCGTGATAGACGAGCTCGCCGTGCGCCCGGCCGTCGAGGGCGGCGCGGGCGAGCATGGCCTCGATCTTCTTGGTCGAACTCCGGCCGACCGCGGCGCGCGCCTGGCAGACGACCCGGACGTCTTCGGGGAGGCCGGATCGGTCGAGGAGAGTCGCGACCGCGGCCTTGTCGAAGGAATCGAGAGCGAAGCCGCGCGAGAGGCAGTAGTCCTTGAGCCGGGCCGGCGCGGTCAGGTCCGCCCCGGAGAGCGCGCCGTCGGTCGCGTCGTAGACCCGGGCGCCCCAGTCCTCGGCCGCGAGGGCGAGGACCCGGAGGGCGGCCCGCCCACCCTCGACGTCGATGCAGACCCCGCGCCGGTTCATGGCGAGGGTCGCGCGCCAGATGTCGACCTCCTGCGGTCCGATCTTGTCCAGGTCGGGAAGGGCGGAGGAGAGCGCGGACTCGGTCCGCACGTCCTGGGCGCAGTAACGTTCGAGGACCTCGATCCGCTCGCCGGTGTGGAAGCGCAGGGGGGCCGGGCCCGTCTTCGTGTCGGGAGCGGGCTTGGTCAGCTGCAGCATGACCCGACGACCCGAGGCGTCCTTCTGAGCCTCCAGGCCGAGCGCGGCCGCGGCCTTGCCGAGGCCGAGGGGGAGGCACGACGCCGCGGCGAGGGCCATGGAGCAACGCCAGCGGCCCGGATCGATGCGGGGCCACCCGTAGCGTGCGACGAGGCAGAGCTCCCAGATCGCCATTTCGAATTCGCAGTTGTGCGCCTCGAAGTCCGCGCCGATCTCGATCAAGCGCGAGAGCTCGTCCGGGATCGGATCGGCGAAGGCCGGGTCGCAGTCCACGGGGCAGGCCCAGCCCGAGACCTCGTCGAAGCCGGCGGTCTGCCAGTAGACGCAGAGGACCCGCGTCGACGGGTGCGCGGCATAGACCTCGGCCCCGACCGCCTTGAGGTCAGCTTCGGAGTAGGTCTCGACATCCAGGCGGAGGAGGAGTTCGGTTGCGGGGGTCTCGGGCATCGGGGCGAAGGTAGGCGAGGCAGTGAAGGGGCAGGGATCGTGGCGGCGGGTGTAGACCCCGGCGGCGACGCGGATGGGGTCGGCGAAGCCCCGGCGGCGGGCTTCCTGGACGTAGGCGCTATAGGTGAGGAGGCCTGTCGGGTCCCCGGGGCCGGGGGTCGGGAGTTTCGGGCCGGTGCCAGGGGTGGCCGGGCGAGAAGGCCTCAGGCGCGTCGAGCGTGGCGGCATAAGCCCTCACGTAGGGGAGGAGGCGGACGTCGTTCGGGGTCGAGGGGAGGCCGGTGCTGTAGAGCCGCTGCAGGCTGCGTAGGACCTCGCGCGGACGGATGAGGGTGTCGGGGCGTAGATTCTTGCGCGGTCGCGTCCGCCGGACCGGGTACTCGGCGCAGAGGTCGCGATACCAGGTGGGGTTCTCCCCTTGGACGACCCGGACCTTGTGCCCGGCGTGGGCCTGCTGCGGCGCGTCGACGAGGACCACGTCCAGCCCCGAGGCCTTGAGCTCGTCGCGCATGTACCCGGCGGCGTCGACCTGGTCGGGGGTCAGGGCAGAGAAGAAAGTGTCGAAGCGGCCACGGATCGTGGTGCCCTTGACGACCGCCGGGGGCTTCCGTCCCGCAAGACGGCGCAGCGCGCGCATCGGGATCCGCCAGCAAGCCCGAGCCTCGCCCCCGGGGTGGTACTGGAGCGAGACCTTCCGGCGACCGGCGCACTCGGCCCGGACCCGGTCGAAGGGGACGCACCAGACGTCGCCGATATGGGCGCGGACATGGGCCGCGAGCTCGTCCCTGGTCTGCGCCTCGGCGAAGGTCGCGGTGTGGATGACGAGGGCGTAGGCGAGTCCGCCGGCGGCGTGCAGAGCGGCGTCCCGGTCGAGGCGATGCTCGAAGAGGATGAGCTCCCCGCCGACCCGGACGGCTTTGACCTCTAGGAAGCGGCTGCGCCCGACCGCCACGTCCGGGCAGACGGCCGCGCGGGTGTCGGTCTGCAGGCGCTCGCCCCCGCTGAGCTCGGAGACGACCTGCTCGCAGACATCCCCGAGGATCTGCCGGGCGTGTGAAGGCCCGTCGATCGGCAGGTCGTCGAGCTCAGGCCATAGGACGACCTGCTCTCCTTTGGGGCGTGGGGCGGGGAGGCGCATATTTAGGCGTGCTCTCCCAGCACTCGCTCCAGGTCGAGGATCGTGTCGCGTTGGTAGGCCGACGTTTCGCAGACATCAGGCGCGCTAGCCGCGCTTTCTTTCCAGTGGTTGAGGAGGTCCCTGCATCGGGCGACGACGGCCTCGTGGGGGCTGGACGCGGCGGCTGTGGTCCTCCGTTCGTCGAGGCGGGCGTTGAGCACCGTGCAGATGTCACGGAGATTGCTGAGACTCACGCGGCCCTTGAGCGCAAGAGAGCAGGTCCCCAGGGCTTCGTAGAGCTCTTCAATGCGGACGTGATGCGGCGGCAGGTCTGGAGCTTTGGGGAGCAGGTCCCGAAGGCCGCCCCACTGGCGCTCTTTCTCGGCCCGGATGGCACTTGGCGGGGCACTCACGTCGGTGAGGGTGGGCATAGGGCCTCCAGGCGAAGAGATTGGCGTCGGCGTGCCCCCTCGACGCAGAGGTCGAGGAGGCCCGTCGGCGTCAGAAGTCGTCGAAGTCGTCGGCACCCGCGCCGGCAGGACCGGCCCCCTTGGCGGAGCCGGTCGCCGCGCCGACCGCGTCGAAGTCGTCCTCGGCGCTGGTGCGGGCGGAGAAGGGCTCACCATCCGCGAGCTTCTGCACGTTGTTGAGCGCGAACGAGACGCCCTTGTTCGTGCCGGTGTCGTACGCGAAGGCGACGAGGGTCGCCCGGCAGTAGCAGCCGGAGTAGAAGCGCTTCGGATCGGTGATCGCGGACTTGTCGGCGTCGATCACGCCGGGCTGATCCTTCGACCGGGCGGAGACGAAGATGCAGCCGGCGTAGCCGTCGTACTCCTTCTCGTCGCCGTCCCGGAATGGGCTCTTGAGACCCTTGGGCGGGTTGTCCCCCCACTTCTCCTTGCGGGCGGCGGCCGCGGCGGCCTTGAGAGCCGAGAGGTCGACGTCCTTGGGGAAGAGCAGGGTGAGCGAGAACTTCTTCTCGCCCTTGTCGTTGGTCTCCTCCTGGCCGGGGAAGACCTTCACGAAGGACGCGCGCGCCTTGACGGTCAGGACCTTCTTGGGGTTGGCTTTGGTTTCGGGGCTCATGGGTTCCTCCTGTGGCGTTCGTGCCGCGGTGAGGGTTGAGGCCTTCCGTCTGAGCGGGCGGTCGGCCGGGGATGAGTGGTCGATGGTGCAGGCGAGGCCCCTCGGCGGCCACGGTTCCTTGCTCCGTCAAGGATTCCTTGACGGGCTAGCCATCCGACCAGGAGCCGGTGTGGCGGTTGAACTTGGCGAGCTCCTTCTTGAGCTCGCCGAGGACCCAGGGGGAGATGTTCCCCTTGCGGAGCCGACCGACGAGGAGGCGCGCAAGGTCCCCGGAGAGGGAGTCGGCGCGGTTGAGCGTGGTCTGGGCGTCGTCGATGGCCGCCCGCATGTCGGCGATGTTCATGCCGCGCCCTCCTCGTACGGCTCGGCGAAGTCGGCCTCGGCGGAGCAGGTCAGAGCCGGCCGCTTGTCCGTCTCGGGCACGAGCTCGGGGCGGCCCGAGGGCTGGACGACATAGCCGGCGAGGTTCGCGAAGCGGGCCTTGCCGATCTCCTTCTCCAGCTGGGGCGGGGTCTTGAGCTTCCGGGTGTAGGCGTCGACCCCCTCCAAGTCGCAGATGTCGGAGACGACCTTCTCGTCCGCCCAGGCGCGAGCGCCGCGGCGTCCCTCGACGAGCTTGAAGCCGGTCGGGGGGCGGCCGTGCTGCGCCTCGCGCTGGGCGTAGGAGCGGACCTCCTTGAGCCAGGCGTCGAGGATGTCCGCCGCCCGGAGGATCCGCGCCAGGTCGTCCTGGGAGAGATCCGCCGGCTTGGGCGGGGAGATGAGCTCGCCGTCGACCGCGTCGAAGTCGGTCTGCGCGGTGTCCAGGACCAGGGCGCGCCGGGCCGGGCAGGTCGGGCCCGCCTTGCACCATCGGCAGTGGTCGCCGGCCTTGCGGGGCGCGTCGGGCTCCTGGGCGGCCTTGATGAAAGCCCGGACGTCGGCGCGCCAAGCCTTGAGCTCCTCGGCCGTGTAGGTGTGGGAGCGGATGGGGCCGTCTGGGTGAGGCGCGTTGGGCTGAACGACGACCGTGCGCACCGTGGCCGGGTCGAACTCCAGGGCGGCGAGGGCGTAGAGGCGAAGCTGGACCGCGTCCGCCTCGACCACATGGCCGGCACCGTTCTTGTAGTCGACGACGATGCACTCGCCGAAGGGGGCAACGATGAGAGCGTCTGCGGTCCCGTAGAGGAGGCCGGGCGCGACCCCGCCGCAGTGCGTCAGGCGTTCGACGTAGAGCGCGCCATCGACCGCCTCGCGGAGGCGGCGGACCTCGTCGACGTAGACCCGGGCGGAGGCCGCCATCTCGGCGGCGATGACGACCCCGTTGATCGTTTCGCCGACGTAGCTCTCGGGGGCGCGGTTGTGGGCGAGGGAGCCCTCGCAGACCGCGTGGACGGCTGTGCCGGTCTTGGCGTGGATGCTCTCCGGAGGTTCCGGGAGATCCTTCTCGGCTTGGTAGGCACCGGGGCAGGCCATCCACCGGGACGCGGCGGACGGGGAGAAAGGAGCGTGCCCCATGGGTTAGACGCCCTTCGCCGCGGCTTCGGGCTTGAGGGCGCGGATCTGAGCGGCCTTCTCCCCATAGGTCGCAGCGTCGACCAGGTCGATCGGGCCGCCGAGGACAGCGAGGACGCGGGCCGAGGAGCCGAGCTCGCGGGACTTCTCGCGGCAGAGGGCGCGGAGGCCCTCCTTGTCGATCGGCCTGGCGNNTTGGCCTCCTCGGCGGGTTTGGCCTCTGCCGCCGGAGCGGTTTCAGCCTTCGGCTTGCGGCCGCGCTTGGGCTTCTCCTCGGCGGGCTTGGCCGATTCATCCGCCGGAGTCTCGGCGATCGCTCCGTTGTCAGTCATGGGGGCTGGCTCGGCCTGCGCGGCAGGGGCCCCTACGGCCGGAGCCGGCTCGCTGGTGGCGAGGGCCTTGAGGGTGAGAGCGAGGGCGCTGAGCGTGTCGGCGAGGGCGAGCACGGTCGCGGTCTGGACGGGGTTCGACATGGGTTCTCCTGGGTTGGGGTGTGGGGCGAGGGTTAGGCGGCCTTTGCGGCCTTGAGCGGGGGCCAGGTCTTGGCGAAAGCGCGCAGGGCGGAGAGGGCGGCCTTGCACTCGGCGAAGTAGCGCGCGCCCTCGTCGCCGTCGTGATAGTCGGAGTCCGGGCCGTAGCGGTCCTTGATTCGAGCGAGGTACTCGGCCTCCGTGCCGATGAAGCACCCGCAGCGCAGGACGAGGACCGGCCGGCCCTTCTCCTCGCGGTGTGCCCGGTATGCGAAGACGGTGCGGCGGCAGTCGCCGACCGGGCCGGCATAGGCCACGTCCGACGTTGCCGCCCTCCATCCGTCACCGAGGTTCGCGCGGCTGAGGTCCGCGCCGTTGAGGTTCGCGCGGCTGAGGTCCGCGCCGTTGAGGTACGCGCCGCTGAGGTCCGCGCCGCTGAGGTCCGCGCCGTTGAGGTACGCGCGGCTGAGGTCCGCGCAGCTGAGGTCCG